GCTATCTCAAGGCGTTCTTGGTCTTGTAACTGCTCGTTATGTAATTCCTGTAAGTCATCCATAATTATCCTTAAAAGTAAACAGCTTATGCTGTACCACCATATTAAGGCAATTTAAGCGTTTGTGCAAATTTATTTGTAAGTGTTGGATAAATGTGACTATTTAATGTTAAGATAATTGAATGAAGAAAAAAGTGTTTACCGATAGCCAAATTATCGAGTTACTGGGTGGGCCTACCAAAATAGCCAAAATCTGCAAAATTAGCGTACCTGCGGTGTCTATGTGGAAAAACTCAGGTATTCCAGCCGATAAAATGGTGTATTTGGGGGCTTTGTTAGAACAAGAATCCAAAGGATTGGTAAGCCGTAAAGACTTATTTCCTGACTCATTTCATTTAATTTGGCCTGAGTTGCAATGAGCGACCCATTTAAAATAATTGAGCCTACTGTTATTAGTTTTAGTGGTGGAAGAACCTCAGCTTATATGCTTTGGCGTATATTGCAATCGAACGGGGGGGGGCTGCCTGAAGATGCTATTGTTTGCTTTGCCAATACTGGTAAAGAAGAAGAAGCAACCCTAGAATTTATTAGGGATTGTGAGCTTAACTGGAGTGTGCCAATCCATTGGGTAGAGTATGTTTATGCTGAAAAGCCTGTTGATAGATGGAAAAAAGTAAATTTTGAAACAGCCAGCCGTAATGGTGAGCCGTTTATGTCTTTAATACATGAATCTACGGGTTATTTGCCTAATCCAGTAGCTAGAATATGTACCGCAAGGCTCAAAATACGAGCCATAGACACTTATTTAAAGTCTTTAGGTTGGAAACATAATGAAAACATGGATTGGGTTGGCATTAGGGCTGATGAAATGCGTAGGGCAGCCAAAATGGCTAGGGAAAGGACTCCGTTAGTTGCTGCTGGCATAACAAAACACGATGTTTCAGCTTTTTGGAAAAGTCAACCTTTTGACCTAAAGTTACCCAACATGAATGGCGTTACTATGCATGGCAACTGCGACTTGTGTTTTTTAAAGCCAACTCATCAAATTATTAGTTTAATTCGTGAAAAACCTGAAAGGGCAGATTGGTGGATAAAAGCGGAGATGTCTGTCCAGACATCCAATAAAAGTTTTGGGGATGGTGGTCGGTTTCGTAAAGACCGCCCAAGCTACGCAGAATTAAAGAAATTTGCTTTATCTCATGATGATATGTTTCCTACAGACGAAGAAGGAATACCATGCTTTTGTGGTGATTAATGTTATACTGTAGGGGCAGATTAGACACCTGCTTAGTATTTAACTCGAAGCCATGAGACCCTTTTGGGTTGTTCTGAGCGTTTAGTAAATGTTTTCGAGTCATTTATTAAGCGGTGTCGACTTAGAACAACCTAAAGGGGTTTTTCTATTTCTGCTACCCGAAACGACAGGGTGTTAGAAAAAGTCGGGGATGGGCTAGAGGCCGATGGAGATTCAGCATCGGAGCGAGGGTCGACACCTGCGATAGCCGCCAAGATACTGGGTCAAGCCAGCTTGGGTAGAGTCGTTACTCGATACATCTCTTGACAATATCGCCACTTGTGGCGTTGGTCGTTCTATGGGAAAAGAGCTTGCAACAATAAGTTATATAAAAGTTACATTATCTGACTTTATGTAACATATATAAGGGAAAGTACCTATATACTCACATATTAAGTAAACTTAACCTAGCATTGTTTTTAACAAGGGGGAATTATGAAAACATTTAAATGGGTAGTAGAGTTTGAAGTAACAGAAACTTGGGTAGAAGATGGTTTTAACATTGATGAAGATAGGGCACAAGATATGCTGGCTAACGCTTTACCTTATGCTTATGGGCATGAACTTAAAGCTACAGTAATTAAAGCACCTGACCCAAAATTGATTAAAAAAGCCCAAGCTGCTTAACTTACCGCCCCTACGGGGGCTTTTTATTTGGAATAACAGCATTAATGAAAGTTTAAAAAAATGACATTTTTAGTAGCTAACATACCGCCAGTTAAATGCTTTGTACGCAGGGAGTTTCTTTATAACCACGAGCAAGGACAAGGAGAACTAGAACCCTGTGTATGGATGACCGCCAAGGCCATTAAGGGTCAAGCCTTTCGTATCGAGTCTATGCTCACAAATTACGGGGCTTTGTACGACAAACTGCCAATCCATGCGTATGTGTGGAAAGCCGTAGAAGCCCCGCTACCCCTAGACCACCTACAGATATGGGATTGCCTATCGTATGACATGGCGGTAATTGAGAAGTCTAATTTACGAGGTCTAAAAGTGAAGTTTTTTGGTAAGGACAAACAGTTTCATTTTGGTAATTACCTGTTCACCATTGACTTTGCCAGCCCTGAAGCTAACCGCCTAGATACTAGCTTTAGCGAAGGGGTTGAGGAACATAAGTCGTATAACTTTATTAAGTTAGATAACGGGCAGTTTGCCTGCCAGCCCAATAACAGATGTCTTTGGTACGATGTGTCGCTTGTGCCTGCTGTATTAAAGACTCCTGACTTTAAAATACCTACCGAGGTCTATAGCGTAGAGAACCACGCTAAATGGGCTGCCAAAGATGAATGGTTTTATAACTTTGAAAATATAGAAGAAAAACAGGGGATTCAATGATTCATTATCATGGGTTGCCTATTACACCAGCAACAGTTGCAAACTATGCGGTGCAAGCTGGTCATGCATTTGTGTCTTTTGCTCACCCTGACCAAATTGGAACAGCCATTGAAGTATGCCAATCATTTGCTTTAGACAATGGTGCGTTTAGTGCTTGGAAGTCAGACAAGCCCATTAAAGATTGGACTGAGTTCTATGATTGGGCATTAAATCTTAAAAAAGTGCCATCGTGTGATTTTGCGGTGATTCCTGATGTGATTGATGGTACGGAAGCTGACAACGATGCTTTACTTAAAGATTGCCCACTACCTTATTGGTTTGGTACTCCTGTATGGCATATGCACGAATCTTTAGAAAGACTAGAACAACTAGCAAATACCTATGTTCGGGTTTGTTTGGGTAGTTCAGGCGAATATGCCACAGTTGGCACTAACGCTTGGTGGTCAAGAATGGGTGCTGCTATGCGGGTTATTTGCGATGATATGGGAAGACCTATATGTAAGCTACATGGTCTTAGAATGTTAGACCCAGCAGTATTTACGAAGTTCCCGTTTAGCTCTACTGACAGCACCAATATTGGCAGAAATGTGGGGATTGACAAACATTGGAAAAACGGCAATTATCCACCACCTACCAAAGAAGCTAGGGCACAAGTAATGAGAGCAAGAATTGAAGCCCATAATGCACCGCCAGTATGGAACTTTATGCAAGTTGAACAAGAGGGATTATTTTGAAATTAACCCAAACATTTTTTTTTGATGCAGCACACACCCTTAACAGGGTTGTTAATGTGTTTGACCACATAAAATCTAGGAACATTCATGGGCACACTTACCACGCTAGTATTTCAATAGAAGGCGAACTTAACGAAAACGGAATGGTAATGGATTTTGGGCATATTAAACTTGCTGTAGACGCAATTCGCTATTCCTTAGACCATGAGTTTTTAGACAATGTGCCTGAACTGGGTCAGCCTACCTTAGAAAACCTTTGTTTATTTATAGCCAAAAAACTTAAAACTATTAATGGGTTATGTGAAGTAACTGTAGAAAGAAAAGCGTTGGGCGATAAATGTACATTGGTGGTGAAATGAGTGGATGGTTAATAATCTTGACTGCTGTAATTTATACTTATATTGGAATTGAACAAGCAGTAAAGGGTAATGTGCCTATGGCAGTTGTATATAGTGGGTATGCGTTTAGTAATGTAGGACTTTATATACTTGCAACAAAATAGGGGGAATAGTGTGGACTTTGAACAATTTTGGATTAACTGGCCTAAAAAAGTGGCTAAAAAGAAAGCTGAACACGCTTGGTCTAAACTCACCTTGCTTGAAAAGCGAGAAGCAATGGAAGCCTTACCAAAGCACCTTAGATACTGGCAAATCAAACAAACCGAAATAGACTATATCCCATACCCCGCATCATGGATTAACGGGCTTAGATTTCAGGATGTTTTAGACATGACCCCCGCCAAACCAAAGGTAGATAGGTCATGGATGTTTAGCCAACAAGGTATTGAAAACAAAGCTCGTGAACTAGGAATACTGGGTAACGGCTACGATAGCTACGAAACTTTAAAGAAAAAATGTATGATGCGAATGGGTAT